GTACAACGTGTTGCAAATAAATTCAAGAGGGAGCAAATTGTTGATAGCAAAACAGGAAATGTTGATATGAGATATAATCAAATGGCTGTTGACCAAGATTATTTTGTTCCGGTTAGAGATCCAAGCCAAGGAAGTCCAATTGAAACTTTATCAGGTGCTGCAAATCTTGGAGAAATAGCAGATATTGAATACATTCAAATGAAATTGGTTACAGCATTAAGAATACCAAAAACATTCTTGGGTTTTGAAGATGTGGCTGGGGAAGGCAAGACATTAGCATTACAAGATATTAGATTTGCTAGAACAATAAATAGAATACAAAAATGTATGATTTCTGAATTGAATAAAATTGCTATTATACATTTATTCTTATTGGGGTTTGAAGATGAAATATCCAACTTTACATTAGGTTTAACAAATCCTTCTACACAATCTGATTTATTAAAAATTGATATATGGAAAGAAAAAATTGGATTATATCGTGATGCTGTGTCAGACCCCGGAACAGGGATTGCCCCAGTTTCAGCAACTTGGGCAAAGAAACATATTTTTGGATTTTCAGATGAAGAAATTAGATTGGATTTACAACAACAAAGAATTGAGAAAGCAGTTGGCGAGGAATTAAAACAAACACCTCTTATCATCAAGAAGACTGGTTTGTTTGACAATATTGATAAGTTATATGGATCAGTTTCAGGTGGAACACCAACAGCAGGTGCTGTACCACCACCAAATGATATGGGGGGAATGGATATGGGAGGCATGGATATGGGAGGTATGGATATGGGGGCACCACCGCCACCACCGCCACCACCAGGAGGGGGTGAAATGCCACCACCAGGAGAACCAGGTTTAGCACCAGAATCAAGATTAGACAATCTAAATATTTTGGTTGAAAATAATAAAATTAATGGGTCAAATTATTTTCCATTTGCAAAAGGTCAAAAATCTTTGGGGGATTTGGAAGATGAACTAAAAAAGTTATTAGGTTAATGGTATTTATATAAAAAAAGAAGTATGAAATTTGGTAAAGTAAAAACAATTATTGAAAATAATCTTTCTGAATCAGTGAAAGATAAAAAGATTTTTAAAGAAAATATCAAAAACTTTAAAAAACATATATTAAGTGATAAGAGTTTATCAAAATTATATGTATTATATGGGGATTTAACTAAACCAAGGGGTTTAAGTGAATCTGCCGCTAGGACATATTTGGATGAAGGTATTGATTGGGGTAAAAAACTTATAAGCAAATCAAAAATACCTGTAATATTAAATAAGGTTGATGAAAACCAATATGAAAATATTGATAAATTAATATATGAAACAACAAACAATCTTGATGAATTGGTTGTTATTAGGAGAAGTGTTTTAAAGGTTTTGATGCAGCCTATTGCCGTCAATGAGAACAAGGTGAACATACCAGTAAGTTCAATGGTTAAAGTTGTTAATAACAAGGTTAATGAATATATTAATTCTTTGAATGAGGAAACAAAAAAAGAAATATTATCCTTATTGAAGGAAGATAGAACTAAATTAAATACTGATTTCCTTTCCTTGAAAGAGGATACAGAAAAAAAACTATTTGAATTAACGTTAACTGAAACAAATATTGAGGTTAAGGAAAAACTATTAAAAGCTATTGAAAAAGTTAAATCTGATAAGTTTGATATATTGAATTATTATGAACTAAAATCATTAAATAAATCATTAAACGGATAATTTAATTTGATAATTGTATTGTTTTTGTTTATTTTTATGTAAACAATTAACAACAAATGAAGAATGGGAAAAAAATAAGGCTTAGATTATTTAACAATTTAAAGGTTTTTTATGGGACAATTGATTATGTTGAATTAAAATCAATATATATTAATATACAATCTTGGGTATGTCCCAAGGATGATTATAGCAATTGGAGGAAAATTGTATGCACCCAATCAAGGGATATTAAACACACAATATTGGACATTAATGATTTGGATTTATTTCACAAATCAACCATAGTTGATTTGGATATTAGGCATAGTGGTATATCCCTTGATAAAAAATCTTTTATGAATCTTGAAATAACATTATTTGTTAAGGATGGAGTATTATTCAAATCCAATGAATTAAAAGAATCTGTTAGGAAAATCATAAAAGAGATTTACAACAAAAACATTTCAAAAAACAAATATTTTGACTTTTTTATAACAAAAAAGGATTTATCTGTTTAAAACAAAATATTTTAATATTTATATATTAAAATACAATATGAAAGAATTAAGACTTCTTGAAGCAAATGAAATAGGGCATGGTATTCTAATTGAGATGGATGCTGGGTGGATTAATCCAAAAGATGATTTGAACCTTGATTTAATAAAAGAAAATAGGAAATTAGATTATAGCAAACCTTTTGAATTTTATGCTGTATTGCAAAAACATGATGTACCAAATAGAAATGGTAGAACATACCCTGAAAAGATATTAAAAAGGGAAGCAGAAAGATATAAAAAGATTATTGAAAAAGGTTTATCAACATCAGAATTAAACCACCCAGAATCATCCTTAATTGATTTAGATAGAGTTGCTCACTTAATAACAGATATTTGGTGGGACAGCAATATACTAATGGGTAAATTATTGCTATTAACCTCACCTGGCTTCCATGAGAGGGGCATAGTTTCAACCAAAGGAGATATTGCGGCAAACCTAATGAGGCAAGGAGTGAGCCTAGGAATTAGTTCTAGGGGGGTTGGATCGCTTAAAAAAGTTGGAGAGAAAAATGAGGTTCAAGATGATTTTGAATTGATTTGTTTTGATTTGGTTTCATCACCATCAACGCCTGGGGCATACCTATTCTCAAATAAGGAAGATAGGCATAAGTATGATGAGAAATTGGAAGAAGAAAAGAAAATTGACCCATCAAATAATATATTAAAATTAATGAATAAACTTGATAGTTATTTAAAATAAAATGGAAAAAGAAACATTAAAAAGAATATTTGATTTTATTGAGAAAAAAGAAAATATAAGAATGCCTTTTGCTTACAAAATTGCAATTAAGGAGCCATTTACAGAAGATGATTTGAATGTAAGAGGTGATTTGGGGTTAGGTCTTTCAAATATAACCTCATTACCAAAAGGGCTAAAAGTTGGGGGTAATTTGAATTTAGCTAGTTCAAGGCTAAGATCATTACCAGAAGGATTAGAAGTTGGTGGCTGGCTAAGTATTTCTGATACAAGTGTAAGTAAATTACCAAAAAGATTAAAAGTTGGTGGTTCTCTGGTTATATCTTATACAAGTATAGGAATACTACCAAAAGGATTGGAAGTTGGTGGAGTTATCTATGCAATAAATAGTCATATATTTAATATAGATGAAATACCAAAAGGTGTAATAACTGAAGGGATTGTAACTATCAACAAATTAATACTTAATTCAAGTTTAACAATAAGTAGTGTCTTGAATTTATCATATACAAACATAACCTCACTACCAAAAGGATTAAAAGTTGGTGGGGATTTAGTTTTAATAAATAATAAGATAAAATCATTACCAGAAGGATTGGAAGTTGGGGGTCGTTTGGAAATTGCTGGAACACCATTAGCAAAACTTTCAGATGATGATTTGAGAAAAATGGTTAAACCTGGTTTTATAAAAGGTCAAATAGGTAGAAAATGGAAGCAAACACATTAAAAAACATATTTAATTTCCTTGAAGGAAGTGAAAAAAAGTTCTCCATAAAATGGAAAATGATGAATAAAATCCCCTTTACTAAAGAACAATTATATGTCAAAGGTGATTTGGATTTACAAGGGGAAGACATAGAACAATTGCCAGCAGGGTTATATGTTAAACGTAATTTATTGTTAAATGCCACACCAATAAAAAAATTACCAAAAGGTTTAAGAGTTGGTGGTGATTTGCAGTTACAAGATTGTGAAAATTTAAAATCACTACCAAAAGATTTAAAAGTTCGGGGTAATATATGGCTTGGTGGCACACCATTAGGAAGAATGTCAGATGAGAAAATATTAAACATGGTAAAACCAGATGGCTATATAGGTAACATATATTAAAATGGAAAAAGAAACATTAAAAAGAATATTTGAATTTATTAAAGAAAACGGTAAACAAAATATACCATTATTTTGGAAATTTAAAAATGATATGCCATTAACAGAAGAAGATTTGACTTTTAAAGGTGATTTACATTTAGAACATTCACCAATAACCTCCTTACCAAAGGGTTTAAAAGTTGAGGGTGATTTGATGTTAACTGCTTCAAAAATAGCCTCATTACCAGATGATTTGCAAGTTGGAGGTGATTTAAACATAATTTTTTGTGAAGCAATAAACTCATTACCAAAAGGATTATATGTTGGCAAAAACATACAATTATATGCAAAAAAAATAGTTTCCATTGGTGAAGGATTGGTTGTTGATGGGGATTTAAACTTATTTAATAGCCAAATAAAATCATTACC